ACTAAAAATAAAAAAAAGACTTGACATTAAGTGGGGAGTAGTGTATAATTATATATAATATATAAAGATTAGAAAAACCATAAGTACATTGTACTTTGTTTTTATTTGTTTTTTTGTTTTTCCTTATAAAAAATATAATAACATACAACAAGGATCATAACATTGGAAACTATAGAGAACTCTATAGATATATCACCCTTTATAAATCTAAATAATCTCTTAAATATTAAGGTTAAACAGGAATCTAAAGCAGATTTCCTAACATTTGTTCGTCAAATGGCTCCAAAGCTTGTTTCTGATTGGAAGATGGGTAGACATATAGAGGTTATTAGTGAAAAATTACTACAATTAGAAGCTGGAAAGATAAAAAGACTCATGGTCTTTCTACCACCCAGGTCTTCTAAGTCTGTAATCTGTTCTAAATTGTTTCCTGCATGGTATATTGGAAGGAATCCAGAACATGAGATACTTACTGTTTCCCATAGTGACCAGCTTTCAAGTGATTTTGGTCGTTCTGTCAGAGATATTGTCAATGAAGAAGATTTTCAGAATGTTTTCAAAGGAGTGTCCTTACGTACAGATGTACGAGCAGCAGGTAAATGGAAGACAAATCAAGGAGGAACCTACTATGCTGCTGGAGTACGATCCCAGATTGCAGGAAGAGGTGCTCACATTGCGATCCTTGATGATGTCATGTCAGAAGAGGATTCATATTCTGAAGCAGGTAGAAGATACGTTAAGGAATGGTATCCAGCAGGACTAAGAACACGTATTATGCCCAATGGTTCCATATTAATAATAAATACAAGGTATCATTATGATGATCTTTGTGGATGGTTACTAAAACAACAAGAAAATGTAGGAGATTATGCTGTAACTCCTTGGGATGTTGTACGTATACCAGCATGGCTTGACGAAGATGCAGCAGAATTACTACAATTACCTGTAGGATCTAGTTATTTTCCAGAATGGAAGCCAGCAGAAGTATTAAAAGTAGATGAATCAGAAATAAAAGCATCAAATGGTGCACGATACTGGAATGCATTGTATATGCAAGATCCCACACCTGATGAAGGTGGATTAATTAAAAAGAGATGGATTAAATGGTGGGAATATGATGAACCACCTCCATGTGATTTTATAATACAAACATATGATACAGCATTTTCTACAAAAACAACAGCAGATTATAGTGTTATACAGACATGGGGTATATTCTCCATGTATGATCAGGATGAAGATGGACATGAATCGTATCAATCTAATTTAATTTTATTAGGAAATATAAAAGGAAGATTTGAATATCCAGAATTAAGACGTATGGCACAAATGTTATACCATGAACATAAACCTGATGTTTGTATGATAGAAAAGAAAGCATCAGGACAATCATTAATACAAGATATGCGTAGATCTGGTGTACCTGTATTAGAATATTTACCTGATAAAGATAAAGTTGCCAGAGTATATGCATCATCTCCAATGATGGAAGCAGGTCGTGTATGGATACCAAAAAATAAGAAGTGGTCAGAAGATTTACTGGAAGAAATGTTAAGGTTTCCCAATGCTGCACATGATGATCAGGTAGATGCTATGACTATGGCAATACACTATATGAAAGAGTCGTGGCACCTATCACATCCAGAAGATCCTGATTGGGAAGATGAACCTAGAAAGAAAAAGGTTGCATACTGGCGAACTTAGTGGTATAATAATAGAATAGAATTATTTAAGGGAGATAAATAATGGGAACAAAAATTAATATTTCACCAGCAAAAACAAAAGTAAAGTATGATACTAAAGCTGGTGATAAAATGAATATTGATCTACAAGGTTATGTCCAAAATAAAAATCTATTTACAAAAGATCCATTAAAAAATTCAAAAATAACAGGTAGAGTGCGATATAAAAAAGGTCGACACTCTGTAACAGGTACTGCATCTCATAGACCAGGTGGAGAAAGTACTGTAGGAGCTAAGTATACATTAAGATATAAAAAAGGTGGAAAGATAAAATAATGGCAACAGAGAGAAATCCATTTGAACAAATACCAGAAGAAGTATCAAATATAATTGATATACCAAAATCTGAAGGAGCACAACCAACATTTGAAATGGATACAGATGGTGGTGTTATTGTTGATTTTGCAGATACTTCAGAAATGGGAGCTGAAGAAGAAATAAAAGAATGGTATGGAAATTTAGTAGATACATTAGAAGACGAACAAATAACAGAAATTGCAAATGATGTTATTGATTGTTATACATCAGATAAAGATTCTCGTCAAGAATGGGAGTCTATGTTTGAAAGAGGATTTGATTTATTAGGATTAAAGATACAGGATTCCTCAGAACCATTTGAAGGTGCATGTACAGCAGTACATCCTATGTTAATAGAATCTGCTGTTAAGTTTCAATCAAAAGCTATACAGGAAATGTTTCCACCTAATGGTCCAGTTAAAGCACATATATTAGGTAAGACTACTCCTGAAAGAGAAGATCAAGCTAATCGTGTACAAGAGTTTATGAACTATCAAACAACAGAGCAGATGCCTGAATACTTTGATGAGTTTGAAAGAATGCTGTTCCACCTCCCTTTGATAGGATCAGCATTTAAAAAAGTTTATTATGATGCTAATTTAAAAAGACCAGTATCTGAATTTGTTCCTATTGATCAATTCTATGTTTCTTATTATGCATCTAATCTAAAAAAAGCAGATAGATATACACATGTTATATATAGAAGTCCTGTTGAATTAGCAAAAGATATACGATCAGGAATATATAGTGATGTAGAATTACCAGATGCAACAAATCCCCAACCTACATCATTCTCTTCTAAAATGGATACTATATTAGGATTATCACCCACAGAAAATAATGATCCTCAATATACATTACTTGAACAACATTGTTATCTAGAAATAGAAGAAGACTATGCTCTTCCTTATATTGTTACAGTAGAAGAACAATCACAACAAATTTTAAGTATTCGTAGAAACTATAAAAAGGACGATACGAACCAAGAAAAAGTCTCGCACTTTGTACATTATAGATTCGTTCCAGGATTTGGTTTCTATGGATTTGGTCTCATGCACTTCTTAGGAAACTTAACCATGACTGCTACAGCAGCTATGAGAAGTTTAGTGGATGCAGGTCAATTCGCAAACTTGCCAGGAGGATTTAAAGCAAAAGGTGTAAGGATTGTTGGTGATAATGAACCAATAAGTCCAGGTGAGTTCAAAGAAGTAGAAGCAACAGGACAAGATTTGAATAAGGCAATAATCTCTCTCCCTTATAAAGAACCTTCCTCAACTCTTTTCCAAATGTTGGGCTTTGTAACTGCAGCAGGACAGAAGTTTGCAGACAGTACAGAACAAATAGTTTCTGATGCTGCATCTTATGGACCTGTTGGAACGACTATGGCATTACTTGAAGCATCAAGTAAGTTCTTCTCTGCTATACATAAGAGATTACATAAATCTCAAAGAGATGAATTTAAAATACTTGCAAGAATCAATTATGATTACTTACCTTCAGAGTATCCCTATGAAGTTCCTTTTGCTGAAAAAAGTGTAATGAAACAAGATTTTGATGGAAGAGTGGATGTTATCCCTGTCTCAGATCCTAATATTCCATCAAATGCACATAGAATGATGATTGCACAAATGGCTTTACAAATGGCACAGCAATCACCTCCTGGTATGTTTAATTTAGAAGCATTAAATAGAACAATATTAAATGCTGCTAATATGCCTAATTTAGAAAATATACTTCCACCAAAACAACAACCACAACAAATGGACCCAGTATCTGATATTATGGCTGCTACTAAAGGTATACCTATTGCAGCATTTGCTGGACAAAACCATGATGCACATATACAAACAAAGATGGCATACTTACAAGATCCACAAAATGGTGCTAATCCTATAATGGCTAGATTAAAACCAATACTGGAAGCAAATATACAAGAACATTCTGTTATGAAATATCAAGAACAA